ACAACACAGCAACATCCACAGTGGTTAGCGAGAGACAAGTTCTCAGAGATAACCCCAACACATCATTTGCGTTACCTCTCAGTGACGCAACATTAGAAACACTTGGCCTTGTAAATCTGCTTGACGACACAAAGCCAACCTATGACCCAGCTATCGAAAATGTTATTGAGGATGTTATACAGGTACGGGATGGCGTTGCCTACCAGACTTACATAGTGGTAGATAAGTCAGCCGAAGTTATAGCTAACGAACTGGCTAACAAGAAAGCTAATTTAAGAATCCAGCGTAACGCACGACTGGCTGAGACTGACTGGGCCATGATGCCGGATTCTCCTCTCATCGACTACGACAAAGGCTTGATGGCAAACTACCGTGCTGCTTTGCGTGATGTCCCGGCACAGGCTGGGTTCCCGAACAACGCACTTCCTGAAGGCCCCGACCAGCAGCCTTATGATTCATGGACATACAACTCTGTCGACTTTGTCTGGGAAGCCCCCCTGCCTAAGCCGGACGGTGAAGCGTACTGGGATGAAGATGCGTATGAGGCAGACAATACAACAGGTTGGATAACTATAGGTTAGAACGGCTAAGATTGTTTATACTACCCATTTAGTGCAAAAGAGGTTGTCATGCCTTTTACAAAGCTTCAATTCAAACCGGGAATAAACCGTGAAACAACCTCTTATTCTAACGAGGGCGGTTGGTTTGATTGCGAAAAAATACGTTTTAAAGCGGGTTTTCCTGAAAAAATAGGCGGCTGGGTAAAAAAAGCGATATACAGTTTTTTAGGCACTTGTCGCTCGATCCATTCATTTGTAACCTTGGGCGGTTCACAGTTAATTGGCGTGGGTACTTCGGTTAAGTTCTATATTGACGAAGGCGGTTTTTTCTACGATATAACCCCAATAAGGTCTACCACGGCGGCAGGAGACGTTACATTTTCTGCTACGGCATCTAGCTCTACTATAACCGTAACGAACAACAGCCACGGGGCGGCTAAAGACGATTTTGTGACCTTTTCAGGAGCAGTTTCGTTGGGCGGTAATATTACGGCGGATGTTCTAAACCAAGAGTATCAAATAAACGAAGTAACGGATAACGATACTTATACCATCAGCGCACGTGCCGCTAACACGTCTATTGCTTCCATTACTGAAGATGGACAGCTAAACCCTTCATTAATCACGGCCAACGGCTCAGATACAGGTAATGGCGGATCTTCGGTAGTAGGTGCTTATCAAATAAACAGTGGACTTTCTGTGGTGGTAACCGGGACCGGATGGGGTGCAGGAACGTGGGGCCGTAGCACATGGGGCTCTGGAACTACTTTGACTAATGTAAATCAGTTGCGCACTTATAGCCAAGACAATTTTGGGGAAGACTTGATATTTAACCCCAGAGAAGGCGGCATATATTACTGGGACACTAGTGGTAATTCTTTGGGAACAGACCGTGCGGTAGCTTTGTCCTCTTTAGCCGGGGCGGATGCAGGAACGCCTACGAAAGCCAATCAGGTGATTGTCAGTGACGTAGACCGTCATGTTTTATTGTTTGGGTGTGATGCAAGCGACAATATTGGTGTTTTAGACCCACTACTAATACGGTTTAGCGACCAAGAATCTTTGACTACGTGGGACCCGACTACACAGAATACTGCCGGAGATTTAAGGGTAGGTAGTGGTTCAGAGATAGTTTGCGCGGTAGAAACTCGTCAACAAATCCTTGTTTTTACGGATGCTTCTGTGCATTCCATGCAGTTCTTGGGGCCTCCTTTTACCTTTGGTATCAACCAGATATCTGAAAACACTACTATTAACGGCCCTAACGCCGCGATTGCGATAGATGATACGGTATTCTGGATGGGCGCACGAGATTTTTATGTATATAGCGGCCAAGTCTCTAAACTTCCGTGTTCCGTGCTTTCCTACGTCTTTAATGATTTTAACTTTAATCAGAATAAAAAAGTGATGGCGGGGTCCAACAGTGCCTTCTCAGAGGTTTGGTGGTTCTATCCCTCTAGCTCATCAACCGAAGTCGATAAGTACGTAGTCTTTAATTATCAGGAAAACGTCTGGTATTACGGAACACTTACTCGCACTGCATGGCAAGATAGAGGGTTACAAACCTATCCTTTGGCCGCTTCTACGGATGGTTACTTGTACGAGCATGAAAATGGTCAAAACAATGGTAGCACCAACCCCTCTACGGCTATCACTAGCTACATAGAAAGCAGTCAGCTAGACATTGGCGACGGGGACCGATTTGTGTTCATTAACAGTATGATTCCTGACGTAACCTTTGCTTCTTCAGTTAGTGGTTCACCAACTTTGAATTTTACGCTACAAACAAGAAACTACCCCGGTGGAGAATATTTGCAGACCGACACTGATGCCGTTACGCAGTCGGCTACTACTCCCGTAGAACAATTTACAAATCAAGTATTTATGCGTCTTAGAGGGCGATCTTTTGCTATTAAAGTCGAATCTAATACGACCGACGTGCAGTGGCGATTGGGCTCTCCACGAGTTGATGCAAGACAGGATGGTAGGCGGTAATGTCCTCTCGTGAACTAGTTCGTCCGTTTTTCCCGATAGCTCCGAAAGAATATAATCAGGAGCATCAAGCGGATATACAGCGTCAGTTCGCGTTGTTTTTACGTCAAATACAGAATCCCGGCGACTCGCGGGCCACGACCCTTACCTTAACTAACCTGCCGTCCGGGTCAGATCAGGGCCTTGCGGTAGGGGACGTGTACGAAAAAGAAGGTTTTTTAAAAATAACCTTGGCTAATACGCCAAACGTTGCTAGTGTATCGGGGACCACGGCCCTCGGTTTGGTTACTGTTACAACTACATAATGTGGTATATTTAGGTTAAAATACCATAAAATATGCGATAGATACTCCTGCGGAAAAATTTTCCTACCTTTCAGGACAGTGTCTCAATATTATCTAAGGAGATAGGATTGATGGCTACTATGCCTGAAGCTATAGAGGTTCCGGAAGGGGGCCTTGCATCATTTCTCACAGCTACCGTTGGCGAATGGGCCGACGAGGTTCCAGAGTCTGGTATCGGCTCTGTAAAGGCCGTGGCGGACCAGTTAGCGGAATACGGTAGGTATGAAGACACCTACATGGTCCACGCCGCAGAGGGTGAAACAGTCGTTCCTATGGCTGTTTTTGATGAAAACCCACGCCTAAAAGAATCTTTATTCCGTCAAATGCGTTCCATGGGTATTGATCCAGAGCGTTATGTGGTTGGAAACGAGCTTAACTCCCTCAACCCTGTCACCGGACAGCCCGAATTCTTTCTAAAGAAGCTTTTTAGAGGTATCAAGAAGGCCATAAAATCTGTTGTTAAGGTAGTCAAAAAGGTGGCCCCTATAGTTCTTTCGATAGGTCTAGCCATGACCCCGCTTGGTCCTATACTGGGTGCCGGGTTAGGTAGCGGTATAGGCACACTGGTTCAGGGTGGTAGCTTAAAAGATGCATTTAAAAACGCTGTGATTGGCGGGGCCGTAGGCGGTCTTACTTCCGGTATTAGCGGCGGTGTTCAGTCGGTTAGAGCAGGCGGAACCTTTACTTCGGGATTTGGGGAGGGGGTTCGCGGAGCACTGCCCGGGGCCAGCGGGGCCGCTCGTGAAGCCATCAACGCTGACTTGGCTAAACAGACCGTTGATCCATTAGCTGGAAAGAACTTAGTAACACCGCCTACTGCAGATGACTTGTTAACAAGCGTTAGGCCCGCACCAGAAGGCGTTGCCAGCATGACGGTTACCGCATCCCGTCCTGCGGCTCAAGCGCTGCCGTTCCAATTCACGCCAAAAGAGTTATATGCGGGGATGAGTGCTGCCGGTGCTACTCCAGATGCGGGCACCACAACCGCGCTTACGACCCCGGCCTCAACCACAATATCTCCGGATAACATGAAAGCCTTGGAAACTCCGGGAGTACGGGAGTCTTTAGGCGATCTCTTCTCTGGAGAGAAAGGTATTTTAGAGGCAGGTAAAGACATATTCTTTCCTAAACAATCACAAACCGATATTTTAGCTAATTACGGTTTGACTTCGGGCACAGCCACTCCTGATCAGCTTGCGATGGCAAAACAATTAGCGACAGACGCTAATGCAGGTGTTGGCTTACTGCGGTCATACGGGCCTTTGGCGGTAGCAGGAACGGGTCTTATGGCGGCTACCGGCGGCTTTGAAGCTCCAGAAACAAACATTCCTGAAGCCTTTGGTGGCGTAACTGGATGGGATTTACTACAGAAAGATCCTTCTAAATACCGTGTAGGGGTACCGACTTACGGTACTTCCGGCATGGCCGACGGCGGTAAGGTAGAAAGCTTCCCCCGTAAGAACGGTGCCATCTCCGGTGCCGGTACAGAAACAAGTGACGATATACCCGCCATGCTATCCGATGGAGAGTTTGTGATGACCGCACGTGCTGTAAGAGGCGCGGGCAACGGTAGCCGCAATAATGGCGTAAAGAAAATGTACGAGTTAATGAGATCCTTTGAGAGCGTAGCATAATGGCTGTCGATACTAATATTCAGATTGTCCGCGAAGATCCTCAGATTGAGGCGTACCGCCTTGGTTTGCTGCAGGATGTAAAAGAATACATTGGAAACCGGTTAAGTGACCCTAACGCCCTTCCTCCGGCCTATCAGGTTGCCGGGATGTCCGGCATGGAAAATCAAGCCGCCGCTCTTGCCCAAGAGGGCATCGGAGGATTTACGCCATATATTCAAGGCGGTTTGGAACAGATCTTGGCGGGCCAAGAAGGCATACAAAATATTGCATTCCCTGCACTACAGGAAGCTCAGAGATACTACACTCGTGCTGGAGAAATGGCCGGTGACCCACGCGCCGCGGCTCAGATGTATATGGACCCGTATCGGCAGGAAGTCATTGACCAGACTATGCAAGATATTTCTCGTGCCGGAGCCGCGCCTTTGCAACAGGCCCGTGCTCAGGCGGCTAACGTAGGAGCCTTTGGTGGATCACGGCAAGCGGTTCTAGAGGGTCAGTTAGCTCGTAACGTATTGGAAGAACAGTCCCGTGCTGCTGCTAACTTACGTTCTCAGGGCTATGGTCAAGCCCAGATGTTGGCTCAACAAGGTATTGGTCAGTTAGCTAATTTAGGTGCTGGCGTAGCCGGTATCGGTGGTCAGGCGGCAGGAATTGGTACCCAAGCCGCCAATTTGGGTATACAGCAAGCGGGCTTGGGTGAGTTGGCACAGAACCTTGGTTTGCGCGATATCACCACGCTTTCTGCTCTTGGCGGTCAGCAACGTGCCCAGCAACAGGGCGAACTGGATGCCTTGCGTCAGAGCAACGTTGCTCGCATGAACGAGCCATTCCAGTTGTACTCTTACTTATCTGACATCTATCGTGGAACACCGAGCTCGCAAAGTGTAACAACCATGAATGCATCACAAGACCCCTCTACCGCCCTGCATGTGTTGGGTTACGGCATTGCCGGTTTGGGTGCCCTTTCTGGGGCTAAAACTGCAGGTCTTTCCTTTTAGGTTTTGAATATGAATATATATGACCGTCCCATGTTTATGCAGTCTGGTGGCCTCATGGAGGCTAATCCGGGCGTTGAAAATCAACTACAGCAGGTAGAACAGCAAGCCGCCACTGAAATGGAGCAGGTGGGTGCTGACTACGTAAATAACATGATGCAGGGTCTAGATTCTGCAGAGGACGCGGAGGGTATTATTAATGCCATTCGTGGCAACCAGAAACCCCTGCAGGCACGGTACGCGGAACTCGGCACCATCGTAGGTGAAGACGACGCAAGAGCTACTCCAGAATCTGTACTGGCTTTGGTACAGCCTACTCTGATGATGACAGAAGAAGGTGTTTTGGATAGTGGCATAGGCGAGCTTATGCAGAATGTCGCGGGCAACATAGATATGGAAACCGAAGGCGGTGAGCCTACTGCCATGGGCGGTGGTCTTGGCGGCCTGATGATGCAGGGTCAGCCTGAACCGCAACAGTATCGCGACGGTGGTCCGGTACGTTTACAAGTGGGTGGTGACCCGTACACGGAGGCATTAAAGCAGTTTGGTATTCAATCTTTTGATCCAATGCTCGACTATGACACGCAGGTTCAGCAGGGCTATGAAACACGCCTTCCCCTCTATCAAAGCGTTATGGGTGGTGACCAAGCAAAAAAGCTCGCTCAGTCTAATTTATTCTTTGACATAGCTCGTGCAGGATTGAATCTGGCGGGCGGTGTAGACCCTGCAACGGGTCAATCTATGGCCGGGGCACCTTTAGCGGCACAGTTAGCTAGAGCGGCTACCCCTGTAGCTACTAGTGCGCAAGAAGCAGGGCAGGCTGTACAGCAAGCGGAAATGGCTCCACGGCTCGCGGCACTTCAGGCCGCCGAAGCGCAGGAAAGAGCTAGGATTGAGCAGGTAGGAAGAGAACGTCAGGGTGCCCAGCAACAAGCCGGTCAGGGTGTACTAACTGGTCTTAATGCTTTCTTCACCGATATTCGAGATAAGTCTCTTGCAGAGCAACAGCAAGACTTAGCCCGTGTAAAAAGTGGCTTTAACATAAATGAGATCAATGCGACTTACGATAGGCGTGTAGAGGAGCTTAACGAAAGTAACAGTGCTCGGGCCTTGTTGCAGACTCAAATTGATGACGCGGCTTTCCAGAGACTAATTCGCGACGGTGAAATACGCACCGATATAACTGGTTTAAATAACGAAGCCGCACTGAATCGTCTAATTGAGCAAGGTGAAGTAAACAAGGTTCTGCAGACTATGGGCGATGAAGCTCGTATGCAGTTGCAAGAACTTATAGGTACGCAAGAACTTCAGGCAATTGTCAAAGCAGGGGAAGAACGGGAAGTCGCAATTCGTCTACAAGCCGAGCAAGACCGAATTACACAGGCCGAACGAGCCGAACAGAACTTGGGCTTACAAAGGGAAATTCAAACTTGGCAAGGTACGCAAAACGATCTGAATCGTGAACAAGCTAACGATCAGTTCTTAGCCCAACTAGATTTGAACCGAGACAAACTGGAAGCAACCGCGGGTGACCCGCAGAGCTTTGCGGAATCAATTCTAGAATTCTGGAATTGGGGCGAGCCTCAGACTGCCTTTGAAAACTCTAGGGCTATGGCTCAACAGGACATTAGACAGGCGCAAATTAACGATCTGTTACGCCGCGAAATGGCCTCTGCCGATGTGGCCTTGCAGAATCGTAAACTGTCTGCACAAGAACGAGAAACTCAAAGTAACTATTTGATGGGTCTAATGAAGCTACAAGAAAATTACCAGAGTAGGTTTGGAACAGGCTTGTCTCAAAGAACGCAAGCTTTGATTGCTGATCCAAATATCATGCAAGCTTATGGATCAGGAGTTTTAGATACAGCCTCTCCTGACTTACTTGCTACACTAGAAGCAGGTTTGTCTGAGTATCTAACTCCGAAATACAGCTATAACCCTCAGACAGGGGCCTTCATGGAAGAAACACGATTTATTCCAAGAGTTCTTCAAAACGCCTTGAATAACCGTAAAGAGTCAGGCTTCGCTCCTCCGTTTGGTTTCGCCGCAGGTGGACAGGTTATGAAAATGCAAAGAGGCGGAAATCCTAATGCAGAAGCATGGTCAAAATTTGAAGAAATGATGTCCGGAGATCGTTCCCGTGCCGCTCAGTTGGATGAAGACATAGAACTGTCCGGGCGCATAGTAGATCCCACGGTAGATGTCAGTAAATCAGTGGGTTTGTTTTCTCCTTTGAAAGACGTAGCTCGGGGGGCAACATCCTATTTTGGTGACGTGGCAGAAGGCGTATTTGGTGCGGATCGTCCGAATGCGGCATTTGCTGAAGAAAGCGCAGGTTCTTCTCAACTACAGTCTTTAGCTAACGTCACTCAGCGTTTTGTTAGAGAGTCTGTTGCCGGTAGAGCTTTGAAAGATGAAATAGAAAAGCTTGCCAAAGAACTGGTTGAACCCGGCATGATAACAAAGGAAAGGGCTCAAGCTAACTTAGCATCTATGCGGAATCAGCTTCTAGAGATACAGGACTTGGCCACATCCATTCTGGAAACGCCTGAGCGATTTAGTGCGCCGCAAGTTCAGGGTGCAAGACAGGACTTACGTAATCTTCAGCCGTTGCTAGAAAACTACGATACGGCGTTAGCTAGTTTCGAGCGTAGGTTAGAAGGGGGTAAACCAGACCCCGCTATGTTTGATCGTTCACTACAGAGGTAGTAACCCATGGCCAACGGCTTTGTTGATAAGCTAGATTACGACCTCAATGCGGCCCGCGACGCAGGGCTTACTGAATCCGATATCGCCCAATATGTATCCTCTAAAAGGGATTACGACTACACCGGTGCCCGAGAGGCTGGTTTAACTGACCTCGACATTATTCAGTATAACGTTGCAGATGTTCGTGACATTGGTCCCGGTCGAGCTTTTCTAGAACAAGCGGTAGCCTCTACGGGTGAAGGTGCTTTAGCCATGGCCGGTCTACGCGCTGGTGCCGGTTTAGGTTCCGCTGCAGGGAGCTTTGCGGGCCCTGTTGGCGGTATTGTAGGCGGCGTTTTAGGCGGTGGTTTGGGCTTAGTTGGCGGCGCAGTTTTGGGTGAGGCGGGTGAAAGGAAAGCTCGTGAAGCACTTGGGATTGAGGGTCAACTAAGCAGAACAGCGGATATTGGTCGTGTTGCCGGTGAAACTTTTGGGTTTGTGATGGGCGGCGCACGGACCGGGGCTCTTGATGGTTTTCTAAAAAAAGCGACGGATAATTCAGTAGGCCGCGCTTTAGGTTTGAATTTAGGCGAAGTAAAGCCCACTAACTTAGGCTCTGATTTGATGTTTCAGGCCGCCGCTAATGCCTCTAACAAGCTCCGAAAAACCGTTGTAAACGGAGAAGAGATATTTGTTCCGGCAGGTCAGGCAAGATTACTTAAAGGTCCCGCGGCAGAAAACTTTTTTGAAAAAACGGGTGGCTTGCTAAAACGTTTAGAAGACAACTTTACTCGTTTTAGAACAGAGGGGGCCGAAGCTCCCGGCAGACGTGCGTTAGGTCAGGCGTTTACTGCAACTAAAATAGCCGGTGCAGGGGCATTAGCGGAAGGTTTAGATCCCGGTAATGAGTTTGTTCGCGTACCTTTTGAAATGGCCGCAGGATTTGTGGTTTTTCCTATGGAGGTGGCCCAATACGCCGCTAATACAGTTAAAAACGTTGGCAGTAATTTAAACGAAAAACAACGGCGCATAATGCGAGATGCCTTGGAGGGCACGTTAGAGTCATTTCCTGAAGATATCCGTCCCGACGTAGAGGATGTTGTCACTGCTTTACGCGGAGCAGAACCTGCGGGGGCTACTGCCCTCAAAGAGGCGGGAGAGGACATTACACTTACCGCCGCGCAAAAGACGGGGATGAAATTTATTCAAGATCTTGAGGACGTTGCCAAGAAGCTTAACCCTCAAATGGCCGCTACCCTTCGTCGTCAAGCCGAACAATCTAACGAAGCCGTTGCCCGTATGATTCAGTCGATGATTGAAACGGGGGACCCTACTTTACTGTATGAAGCCGCAAACATAGAACGCGCCGCGCTAGATCTTTATTTGGATAATCAAGTTAACTTGGCTGTATTGCGAGCTCAAGACGCGGCTGACCGAGTGTTAAGAGTCAACGATGGCGTGGTTAATGAAGACTTAGCCAGTAAAGCCGGTCAGATGCTTGAAAACGTTGCTCAATCTACCATAAAAAGTGCTAGATCTATGGAGTCTGAGTTATGGAATGCTTTGCCTAAAGATTTGGATGCTAGTGCAGACAATATAGTTTCTACTTTCTTATCTGAAATAGTGCCTCCGGAGGGCACTCTTGCCAACCTAAGCACAATTGATCCTTTCACTAAAAGTTTCTTGAAACCTTTGTTGGGGGAACAAGGCACTGATGCTTTGGAGCTACCCGGAAAATTAGACGTAACTCGACAGAACTTTGCGAGTCAGGAATTAGATTTAAGAGATGCCCTTTCGGATGCCGATATTTTGGCAACTATGCCCGCTAAAACGACTAATGTTATGTTGCGGGAAAAAGCAAAAGAATCGATAAGACTACGGAACTATCCATATTTTGATCAGCCAACTATTTCCGAAGAAATGGACAGGATAAGTAATAGCCAAATTCATTCTGTAGAAGATATTGATTTTGTAGTTAGTGAATTAAACGGTAAATTGTTTGAACGCGCAAACATAGAAATGCCCGGCAAAGGTAAATCTAGTAAGAAATTCATATCCAACCTTCTTAGCAATCTGCGGACAATGCCTGATGACTTAAAACAAGAATTTGTAAATGTAGATATTAATGAAATCGTAAATAAATATAAGACAGGTAACTTGGGTGGCACTCGTTTAGATAAACCTATATATAATGATCAATCAAATTTGTTTGGAAAAAAAATTCCCAGTGGCAAAAATCGTCTGAAAGAGGAAGGAATTTCACTTCTTTTTGAGAACTACCAAGATACTTTTAAAAAGTTACAGCGTTATGTAAGTCGTAGCTTAGATTTCGCGTCGATGGAACAGGAAGCGTTACGTGCCGTGGAAAATTTGTCGGAAGAAGTACCTACCGTAAAACTAGGGGAACTTCTAACTTTCCGAAAACAAATGCTTGCAAAGGGTAGAGAGGCCCGTGCGAATAATCAGTCTATATCGGGCTTTTACTCTACTTTGGCAGATGCCGCGCTTAATGATATGAACATAGGTCGTTATGCGGATCTGAGTCAGTTGAAAGGCCAAGAATTACAAAACGCTATCGATTTAAAATCAGCTTTTCAGTTTTCTAGAAGTTTGAATGATAAGCTTACTAGAGCTTTTACCGGTGATTTATTAGCCACGGATCGCACTGGCCGCTCTCGAGTGATGCCAGAGCTCGCGGTAGAAAAAATGATCAGTGGCAGTGCGTTAGCCAGCTTCAACCGGTACAAACAATTGGACGAAGCTCTCGACTTCATACAACGTGAAGTAGGCGGTGGTGATCCAAGCGCACCGATTATACGTGGTGAGGGAGAACTTGCCGATGTCACCTTCCAAGACCTACGCAATCAAGTAAACGGCAGTGTAGATGCTTTTATGCGCTATAAACTGGGCGAAGTTTTTAATAAGCCAAACGTATCTCCCAACCAGTTAGCGAATGATCTGGATAGGTTTAAGGCTAAATATGCGTCGATTATCGACAATGTCCCGGACCTAAAGAAAGATCTAGACAATGTAGCTTCTGCACAAAGAACCTATGCCCTTTCTTTGGAGCAACAAGCCTCCGAACAAAAGCCTAACTTTATAAAAAACCAGACAGCTTTCGGGAAATTTCTCAATTCGCCAGACAACCCCGGGGCAACTTTGTCTGCAATTATTGGAACGCCAAGTAAAAAGGGGCTTAACAAACCAGAGTCATATACTCAGTTTAGTAATTTAGCAAATGAAGTTAAGAAAGCCTCAAGGGATAACCCCGGTTTACCTGATGGCTTCAAGAGCACCGTATATGAAGTTGCCTTTCAGTCGTCTACTAGTGATTCCGGCAAGATAAACTATGATGGTTTAGAAGAATATTTATTTACCCCCTTATCTCGAAATAAAGAGTCCGTAATGGATGTCTTGAAAAGAAAGGGATTTGTAGAAGAATCCGAAATAAAAACTTGGAAAGATTTACTGGAAGTAGGTCGAGCATTTGACAGGACCATATCTTCAGGAAATTTGTCAGAAGCGGATGCGCAACTTCTACAAACGGCATCTTGGGTACGTGACATGATTTCAGCTTGGATTGGTGTTGCAGGTTTAAAACAAATAGTTAACAGAGTGCCCGGTTTAAAAAATATTATGGGGGACATAACTATTCAAGAAGCCTCTTTTGCGGCAAATTATGCGCGGCGCGTGTTATCTAAGCTACCGCAACAAGAAAGCAGACAGTTGTTTTACGAAAGCATTAGCAATCCAGAGCTTTTAGCGGACATACTGGAGGGCACCGGATATAAACAAACATCTGCCTCTGAAAATATCCTTAAACGTCGGTGGGAAAGAGCACTCAATTCCCTGTTCGGTGTTGGGGCGGGTAGGTTAATAATCTCATCGGTGGATGAGTCAATGCCAGAAGAGAGCGAGTCGTTACCCGCACCTGCTCCTACGCAAGCACCGGCACCCGCTCCAGTTGCGGCTAGACCTCGGCCCGCGGCACCTGCTCCACAGCCTACTCCCGCTCCCGCCCCTGCAGGAAACTTGCAGGAAAGCAGACAACGGTTTGCACAGCTTTATCCTTTTGATGTGACAAGCGACGTTATTAGATCAAGAGGGACTGAAGGGGTTTGACAAGAAGTCAGAAGCGTCCTCCCTAAGGACGCTACTGGCAAGATTAATTTTGTTGCGTAACGCAGTTATAATTTTTTCATCGACGGTATTTGGGGAAATTAAGTCGATATACGTAACAGATTTAGTTTGACCTATTCTGTGCGCACGGTCCTCTGATTGGAGCCTTATTTCCAAGTCATAGCTATTACTGTAATAGATAACCGTGTCTGCGGCGGTTAAAGTAATTCCGTATCCCCCGGTACGAGGTTGCCCCACAAAGAAGCGCAAGGGTGACGTTTCATCCTGAAAAGCATCAACTATTTCTTGACGTTCTTCTTGTGGGGTTCCCCCGTGATATGTTGCGACCGAGTCCATCCCGAAACGGTCACGCAGGGCTTCAGCAATTTTTTGGATATCATACGTCCATGTACCCCAAATTATTGCTTTACCCTGTACCTCCTCCACAATCTCTAGCAATCCCGCTAAACGATTGTTTACGATAGGTTCGATATCGCCATCATCTGGGCGTAAAAACCCGCACGTTATTTGATGAAGACGCATAATTTGTGTCAAAACGGACTGAGTTGTGGCTAACTCTCCGTTTTCTAGTCGTGCCAAAGCCAGTTGATTCATCTGGTTGTACAACTTAGCTTGCTCGTTAGTGAGCGGTATATTCCTTGTTGTGTAGACTTTTGGCGGCAGGTCCAAACAATCTTTTTTTAGCACCCTGCAACTGAATTTATCTAATTTCTCAGACAACTCATCTAGCTTTCTGTAGCCAACGATCTTGTTAAACGGCCTACCTTGTCCGCTTTGCCTCTTAACGAGCACAGCATAACGGGCCTGAAAAGCGTAGTAGCTACGGAAATTGAGGGCATCCGGGGACAGAAAATCGCATTGACTGAAAAGATCCATCGGGCTTTGTGTAATAGGGCTACCTGTCAGAATACGGCGGTACTTGGCCCTACGGCCCAGATTAATTACAGTCTTGGTACGCATAGCGTTACGGTTTTTTATGGTGGTGCTTTCGTCAACAATCACCATGTTGTCCGGATTGAGCTCAAGGTATTTTGCGGCAGAAGCCGCCCCTTTTTTCGTGGACAAGGCTTCTATGTTCATAACCAGAATGTTTAGCGTGTTAGGTTCTTTCTGTTGAGGGACCGCTATCTTTGCGATGTCCTCTGAAAACTTTTTAGTGAAGTTTGACTGCCAACGGACAGCCCTGCAGTCGATCCTATCCGGCATATGTATAGGTATTTCTTTCTTATACCAGTTATCGAAGACACCCTTGGGGGCCAGTATTAATGCGGTATCCACTTCTTTTTGTTCAAACAGCGCGGCCAACGTATCTATCGCAACCTTAGATTTACCGGTGCCCATTTCCATCAACAACGCATAAAATTTCTCGCGCCACGAATCTTCCCATATTTCTTTTTGGTGGGCATATGGCTTTGTTTTGAACTCGTACATTTATTTTTTCCTGTGCTTGACATAAGAGATTATATGCGACATTATGCGCCTTCGCAAGAGCCAACAAAGCTCTTTAATCACGAAAAGGAGACTCTTATGAGTAATTTGTTCCAAGAAATGGAAGCCGACCAAGCCAAAGCTTCCGACATTGATAATATCGATGATTCTGGCTTGAAATCTGTGGCAGAGGTTGCCCGGCAAATCACCGAAACCGAAGCCAAACTAGCACATCACGAACAAGAGCTAAAAGATATTAAAAAGAAGCTCTTGAAACTTACCGACGAAGATCTACCCGCGTTACTACAAGAAATCGGTGTATCCGAATTTAAGCTAGATGATGGTAGCGAAGTCAAAGTGCGTCCTACTTATGGGGCACACATCAAGGTAGAAAACAAGGAAAAAGCTTTTAACTGGCTTAGAGAAAACGGCTTTGATGACATCATCAAGAACGTTATTTCTTTCCAGTTTGGCCGTGGTGACGATAATGACGCAAGCCGTTTAATGGAAATGGCTAGTGAGCAAGGTTACGACCCACTGCAGAAGCAAGACGTGCATTCACAAACACTGAAAGCCTTTGTAAAAGAACGCATCGAAAAGGGTGAGGAATTACCCATGGATCTATTTGGAGCGTTTGTTGGACAGAGAGCAACTGTAAGGAGAGTCAAATAATGGCTAACGCTAAACCTAAAGAAGTAGTAAAGAAAGAAGAAGGCGCATTGGCGGTCATGAATATGTTCGAGGCCGATGCTAACCATATGAAGGAAAATCTGGATCAAGACGATCTGGCGTTACCCTTCTTAAAAATCATAGCCGGTAACAGCGAGTTTCTGAACGACCATGAAACGGCTCGTGGCGGGGATATTTTAAACTCCATCACCATGGAAGTTTACAAAGGCAAGGAAGGCATTCGCGTTATCCCTTGTGCATATCAGCGTAGGTTTTTAGAATGGAGCCAACGTGGTAGTGACGGACAGGATAAGAAGCCGCCAAAGGCTATTTATACCCCGTCACAGGCCCGCCCTAAAACAGAGCGGTGTAAAGAAGATAACATCGACTACGTTTTAGATGCGGATGGAATATATGTACCCGGTCAGTCTGACTACATTCAGGAAGTAGCACAGCATTTTGTGCTGCTCCTGAACGAAGACGGTACATATCAACCTGCTCTGATATCACTAAAATCAACTGGATTGAAGATCAGTAGGAAATGGAATTCGATGGTACAGACCAGATCTATGGTTAACAGCAACGGGGTGCCTTTCAATCCCCCACGCTTCAGCCATATCTATCACCTCAAGACTGTTGCAGACAGCAATGCAAAGGGTTCTTGGCACCAGTGGGAAATCTCACTAGAAGGTGTCGTAGAGGACGCAAGCTTGTATGGTGCGGCACGGTCCTTTGCAGAGGGCATCAACAAGGGCGAAGTAGAAGTACGTCACACTGATGACAGCGAACCGTCCGCGGCCCCGGCTCCTAAACCGGCAGAAGTTGTGACTGAGGAGGGGAATACCGACGATATTCCGTGGTAGTAAATGGGGGGGCCTTCGTGGCCCCCTTCTTTCGGGTGAAAAATAATGACAGAAGCACAGAAATTTGCGCGTATATTTGCCGGGTTAAAACTAGCCTACGGCACTTATGCTATAAAAGGAAAAAATGCCAAAGGCAAGGCCCAAGGCCAAGCTCTAATACATAAAAATCCCCGGACCAAAGAACATTGGGAAGGGCACCTGTCTGGAAAAGGCCAGAGCATCGGTATTATACCGATCAACGAAGAAAACAATTGCGTCTGGGGATGCATTGATGTCGATCAATATCCACTGGACCACAAAGAATTAGTACAAAAAATACAGAGAATGAAGCTTCCGTTGGTGGTTTGCCGTAGCAAATCAGGGGGAGCACACTGTTTTCTTTTTACCAAAGATTGGATTCCTGCCAAACAAATGCAGGAGGTTCTCCAACATATAGCCGCGGCCCTCGGATATGGCGGTTGTGAAATTTTCCCAAAACAAATCCGGTTACAGCTAGATCGCGGAGACGTGGGTAACTTCCTGAATCTGCCGTATTACGATGCGGAAGAAGGATTACGCTACTCCATCAAGCCAGACGGTTCCAGTGCCACTCTTGAAGAATTCTTTAAGATGCACGAGCAGAACGCTCAGACCCCAGAGCAGGTATCGGCCCTGACCATCGAAGATGATGGGGACAACATAATCGTGAAGGATGGTCCTCCCTGCTTGCAGATCCTTTGCGCTCAAAAAATATCCGAAGGCGGACGGAATAATGGCCTGTTTAACGTGGGTGTGTATTTACGTAAAGCTTATCCTGATTCGTGGGAAGGCGAGATCTTGGACTACAACGCCAAATATTTTGATCCTCCCCTGCCTCTAAGTGAAGTCAACGTTGTGGCCAAGCAGTTGCAACGGAAAGACTACGCCTACAAGTGTAAGGATGCCCCTATAAACGATTACTGTAATGCAGAGCTTTGTAAAACACGCAAATTTGGAATCGAAGCGGCAATCACGGGAGCGACTATCGCCAATCTGCGTAAATATAACTCCACTCCGCCTATCTGGTTCATGGACGTTAACGGACAACCGTTAGAGCTAGATACCGATGGCCTGATGCAACAATCTTATTTTCAGCGATGTTGTGTAGAACAGCTTAATTTTATGCCTCGAACAATGAGTAGGCAGGTCTGGGAAGGCCGTATAAATCAACTGCTGACAGAGATGTCTGAGACGGATGGCAACATCATTGAAGTCTCTGCAGACGCTAGTATCCCGGGTCAGTTCTACGATTTCTTAGAAGAGTTCTGTACCACTATGCAACGAGCGGAACAGAGGGAAGAAATACTATTGCGCCGCCCTTACACGGACGAAGAGCGAAACAGGACTTTTTTCCGCCTGAAAGACTTTGAAGCGTTTCTCAAGAAGAATAAGTTCTTTGAGTACAAATCTGCCAAAGTTGCACAACGATTAAGAGACATTAACGGTGAAGCTGTATCTCTCAAGATAAACGGTAAAGCTGTTCGAGTATGGTCTATACCTAGCTACGATAATACCGAGTTGACCGTTCCTACCCCAAACATGGGTACGGGCGAGTCACCGTTCTAATGTACCGGATATTCGGACCTCCGGGCACAGGAAAGACCACTAAAATGCTTGATATGGTAGACCGCGCCCTGAGTGACGGGATTCCTTCAAGCCAGATTTCATTTTTTGCTTTCACCCGAAAGGCGGCGAGCGAAGCGAAGGAACGTGCCGCTCGTCGTTTTTCTCTCAATCCGCAGGAAGATCTGCCTTATTTCAGGACATTGCACAGCTTCGCCTACCGTAGTCTGGGCCTGAGTGAGCGTAACCTGATGCGGGCAGAAAACTTTAAGGACCTGTCAAAAAAGATAGGCTTAGAATTGACCGTGTCCCGTGGCGGAGACTTTGAAGATGGCGAAACGACGACCACGGACCATCCCATACTAAACCTGATCAACCTAGCGCGATTAAAAAAAACGGATCTGCGCAGGGAATATAATAAAAGTGGAATGCATAACGTGCCGTGGATGGAGGTAGATTACGTAGACCGCTGTTATTCTGAATACAAGAGAATCCACTCCCTGATTGATTACACCGATATGCTCGCCCTGTTTGTAAAGGATGCCGATCGGATTTGCCCTCGGTTCAAAATATCTTTTCTAGACGAAGCACAGGACTTATCGCTTCTGCAGTGGGATATTGCCAATGCAATCGATAAGAAGTCTGAAAGGATGTACTGCGCAGGCGATGACGATCAGGCAATCTTTAGATGGAACGGTGCCGACGTGGACCATTTTATCTCTTTACCCGGCGGTAGTGAGGTGCTGGAGCAATCCTATCGAATCCCGGCCAGTGTCCACACACTAGCTGAAAGCATTGTACGCCGCATAAAACGTAGATTTCCCAAGACATACAAGCCCCGGAAAGAAACAGGTTCGGTGTCCAGAATCAACGAAATACGTGAGCTAAACATGGATACAGGCAGTTGGCTAATCATGGCTCAAGCTAACTATATGCTCACGCCACTGGCTAATGAGCTCAAGAATCTGGGCTATCTGTTCGAGCGCAACGGTCAACGGTCCATTTCTGAGCGGTTGTCTGCAGGGGTGAACGGTTGGGAGGCCCTGAGAAAAGGCCGAGCTATAGAAAAAAAGATTGCCGATAAAATGTACAGCCTTATGAGTGGCAACAATAAGCACATCGCCCGGGGCATGAAAAAGATAAAAGGCAATAGTGACGATACGTTTACTCTCGAAGAATTAAAAGAACATCATGGGCTTTTAGTAGACAAGGACCTTGTTTGGTATGAGGCACTAGACCTGATACCCGATCAAGACATCGTTTATGTAAAAGCTTTGTTGAGGAAAGGCGAAAAATTTAACGCACAAGCCCGAATAAAACTGTCCACGATCCACGGCACAAAAGGTGGTGAGGCGGACAATGTAGTTTTATTTACCGATTTAACTGCCGCGGCCCTGCAGACTCAGAGCGATGATCTGCACCGTGTGTTTTATGTGGGCGTTACACGAACCAGAGAACGATTATTTATAGTCGATCCTGAAGACTATCAAAGGGCATATCAATTATGAAAATAAAAGTAGACGGCGAAGACTTGCATTATAAAAAATGCGGGAAATGCCAAAAAACAGCAAAAGAAGTAATTAACGCGCAGACTAACGTGCGACAAGGTTGGTACTGCGAGTGCAAAAACTTCATAAAAGCAATAGGCAGAGAGAGGGTTTGGAAATGAAAGGCAAGACCGGAAAACTACAAATGGCGATGTTTCCGCCAAAATCGGATTGGTTACCCCCAGAGCATCCTTTTCCCGAAGCTATCTTAGATGCAAAGGAAATAGCCATAGACGTTGAAACACGCGACCCAGACCTGAAAGCTAACGGCCCCGGTTGGCCTACGAAGAACGGCGAAGTTGTAGGCTACGCCATCGCTGTGCCCGGATGGAAAGGTTATTTCCCCGTAGGCCACGTCGGCGGCGGTAATCTAGATAGCCGCATAATTAACAAATTCCTCAAGAAAGTCTTTGAATGCCCCGCCGATAAGATCATGCATAACGCTCAGTACGACCTTGGTTGGATACGGGCAATGGGCTTTGAGGTAAAAGGCAGAATAATTGACACGATGCTCACCGCGTCACTACTAGACGAAAACCGGTTTTCCTACAGCCTGAACGCCATCTGCTATGACTGTTTGGGCAAAACCAAATCAGAGAAGACCCTGACCGAAGCCGCGCAGGAGTTTGGAGTCGATCCCAAGGGAGAGATGTGGAAGCTCCCTGCTATGTACGTTGGCCCCTACGCCGAAGTCGATGCTGAGATCACACTAGAGCTCTGGGCACACCAGAAAACCCAGCTTAATCAAGAGGATCTTTGGGATATCTGGAAAATGGAAACCGCCCTACTGCCCGGACTCGTGGAAATGACATGGCGCGGAATCCGTGTGGACTTGGACCACGCCGAACGGACCAAGCAGGAATTGATAAAACGCGAAAAAGAAGTAAGGCGCGAAATCAAGAAAATCGCCGGTTTCGACGTGGAGATATGGGCGGCGGCCAGTATAGCCAAAGCATTTGATTCTGCAGGATTGGAGTTTGAACGAACAGAAAAAGGCGCACCTAGCTTTACCAAACTGTTTCTGGCCAACCATCCTAAAAAGCTTCCACAGCTAATCGTCGAAGCTCGTAACTTAAATAAGATGCAAACCACGTTTATCGACTCCATATTGAAGTTTGTCGCTAGGGATGGCCGCGTTCATAGCCACATCAATCAAGTGCGCTCTGACGACGGCGGTACCGTCTCAGGCAGATTTTCAATGAACAACCCCAACCTTCAACAGATCCCGGCCCGCGACCCAGTGTTAGGCCCCATGATCCGCCGATTATTTTTGCCGGAAGAAAATACCCAGTGGGCGGCAATAGACTTCTCGCAACAGGAACCACGGATCTTGACCCACTATGCCCATGCATTTAGCCAATATCGCAACATCGACACGCCAAGCGTTACAAATTTCGTTAATGCCTACAAGAACGATCCAAAGATGGATTTCCACAGCATGGTGGCGGAGATGGCCGATATCCCCCGTAAACAAGCGAAAGTGATTAATCTGGCGATGATGTACGGCATGGGCGTAAACAAGCTCTCCGGACAACTGGATATCTCGCTAGAAGAAGCCAAAGAACTGACGCGCCAGTACCACGACCGAGTGCCTTTTGTGAAGCAATTGATGCAAGGGGTGCAGGGTCATCTGGACAATCCCCGCTCAAAAGGCTCTATAAGGTCCCTGAAAGGCCGTAAATGCCGTTTTGATATGTGGGAGCCCGATTCGTTTGGTATGAACAAAGCAATGCTTCTAGACGACGCTCTGAACTTCTACGGGCCTACCACGAGGTTAAGACGAGCATACACCTACCGGGCCTTGAATCGCCTCATACAGGCAAGTGCCGCGGACATGACAAAGCAGGCCATGGTAAATCTTCTGGAAATGGGCGAAATTCCCATGCTACAGATCCACGATGAATTGGCTTTTTCTGTTACAGACGAAGATCACGCCCGGCGGCTCGCGGAAGTTATGGTTAACGCCGTGCCTCTAATCGTGCCAAATCGGTGCGATATCGAAATTGGACCCACGTGGGGAGATTGCGTTGAAATTGATCAAGATATATAATTCTATGCGATACATTTTGAGGTGACATGGATGGACACAAATAAATGGAAAAGCGTCCTGCTTCCGCGGGACGTGTACGAAAACATAGTCGTGATTAGCCACGTTGAAGGGCGCACTATCAGCGGCCAACTGCGCGTCATTTTTGAGTCATGGAAGAACGCTAATCTATCGACTAAAGACCAGAGATACCTGCAGGAAGAACTTGAGAAGTACCGTAAGCAGATCAGCAACGGTGAAGAAGATTCTGACAAAGAATCTGTTTTTTCGATATGACAAAAATTACTCTTGAATTGTCAGGTACTGAGGCGGAAAAGGTTCTGCAGGATATTCAACTATTAAACCACTTGCTTCAGGACCTCGCCGATAAAATCGATGATCTCCAATCTCAATTGTTAGCTCCAGTTGATCCGCCCAAGAAGGTGACACGTAAAAAGCGTGGTAGTGAGTAGCTCCGCCCGTCACATCGGGCGTATACTTAGCCACTAAAGCGTTTATTACTGCGAAACCCCAAGCCTGACGATTCTTAGGATCGTCACTTAGTCCATCGCAATACCATGAATATTGGCATCGGTGGCGAACTGGAACTTCCGGTGCCCAGCTATATGTTGGGCCTTCTTTAACCACGGCACACGGTTCATCCGGATAATCTTCCGACTCCACACGATTTAAAACTACTTGCGCCACGGCAATTTGACCCAAAGGCTCTTGATCGCGGGCCTCAAAGTAAATGTTCAGAGCAAGACAAAGTAGCGTTTCAATCATTGTGGACAATCCATAAACGTCCCGTCGTAAAAGGAAACGTCGTAGTTTAAATCCAACACACAATCAGGGCATACGGCACACATCAGCGTTCCACGCTCCCCGGCCATGGCGTCTTCTATTAAAGGGTGGAGCTCAAAAAAGAAACTGCACTTAGTGCACTCAAACATTTTTGCGTCTTCCACGGTATAGCCAATCACGGATGGTATCAATCGGGATGTCATAGTTTTTCGCCAACCATTTTAACGATCGTTTCTCTATTGTACGCTGATAGCGTATTTCTTCGACTAATTCTAAAGGGTATTTTGGGGGTCTGCCTGCCATGTTTATTCCTAATTGGTGAAAAAAGGCAAATTTACCACAAGGATTATTTAATTTCTATGTGATTTTTAGTTGACAACACCTTTTTTGGGGTTCAATATCCCTATTACAGACTTCTCCTAAATAAACGCAGTCTGTATTTTCCTTTTAGTTGGTTTGATTGCCCCCTTCACAGGGGGCTTTTTTTCCAAACAAACACACACATTTTATGAGAGGAGAGACTCATGCACAAAGATAAAGAAGCAGTGCTCAAAAAACGCATCTGTGAAATCCTTACCGGTCTTTCTAAGCCCGAAACAAAAATATCTGACATCATCGCTGACCTGATGATCTTAGTCTACGAATGCGAAAGAAACGCCCTTAAAGAGTCAAAAGACGCGCTTCTGAAAACAATAGAGGATATGAAGGCATGATTCTTTTTAGTTATTTACTAATTAGCACCATGCTTTTTTTATTAGGTTTTTTCTCGAACATCTTGTCCCCAGACATTCATGACAAGGAAACCCGCATAGCCGTGGCGATTCAAAGCGTCATGGTTATCCTTGGGATATATTTATTAGTGGGATATTTTTGATGCTTACTATCGAAAGCGGAATACCCATTTCAGAAAAAATCGAAGAGCCCCGAAAAAACTGGGGCTATTGGATGAATATTGCTAAAAAAATGAAGCCGGGGGACTCCGTTAAAGTCTTCCGTAAAGTGCAGGCAGTAGCCTTAACCAACGCCATACGGGCCCGAGGCTACCCAAGCCTGTATCGCGGTCTGCCCGACGGTAAATACCGTGTGTGGCGGAAACCATGATTAACAAGGAGAAAACTATGGGACGCGACCCAAACGACATCGCAGAGCTCGAACGCGACTACAACGAAACCCATGGGCCGTCACACCAACGGCTCAAAGAAAAACTCGAACACGAGCAAGACGAAGCCGACAAAATGATCGAAGAAATCGAAAAAGGAGAAATCAACTATGGTTAAGAAAAAATATTACGCCAAAACAAGTCAGCACAATACTTGGATCAAACTCGAAACAACCGACCTGACAAAAGCAAAAGATCTCGCGCAGGCTTTCTTTAAACCCGCAACCAAGATCTACCTGTCCCAGATGCCCGATGACCTGATCTCGGAAATCGGACCGGGGTTCAACATCATCGCCGAATACGCCAATGGAACGTGGACCGCGACCGCTTAATCGCCTATCATCCGATCTCCCCCCAACGGCCTTTCCATATTCTCTCCTCTTTCACGTTCGATCTGGTTAGGTTGTTGGGGGACCACTCCCCTGAAACCCGCGTAATACGTGGGGTTGACATTTACACATAATTATAGTATACTTGTTTTGTTGGGTCAAAGAACCCAACCGATCTTTAACAACTAAAAAGGAAAATACTATGAGATACTTTGTAAAAAGTAGTAACTACCTATGGGGTGACGACAAAATTCTGCAGTGCGCACTGATCAAGTGCCGCCTGTCAGAACAAAGCCGGGACAAAGCCTACTCCGACGCAATTGAATGGTTTATGGACAATCCCGAAACACCGTTGTCAAAACATCTGGACGAATGCCTCGAAATGCGGGCCGACGACCTCCGACCTCTCGAGGAAAGAGAAACCGCCGAAGCCATCATTTACGAGTACGACGATCAGATGTGGAAGCTTCATGAGGTCTGCGATTATACCGGCTCACCCACTTGGGAATGGATCGGCAAAGGAAAAATGCCAGATCGCAAAACCAACCATCCGTGGCTAAGAAAAACGCACGTCGAAATCTACGCTTGCGGAAGGCCAAAGGGGGTGAAGTGATGATAATCGTAGATAAAGATCGATACGATAAAGGTATACGTTACAGAGTAGTTGAAGACACAGGCTCTATCTTCTACTTTGATGAAGGTCTTACCAAAGATCGACAGAAAGCGTACATCAATCGTGGCCGTACAGTCGATAAGATTGTGCCAGATCGAAAGGTAGTGCAAACGTAAAACTTGAACCCCGCTTCGGCGGGGTTTTTTTCGTTATATATATAACTATTTTCAAGAAATAAAAAAAAATAAAAATGAAAAAAAGTGCCGTAACCGGTGTATCCGTGTAACCCAATGGCTCGGAGCCCACGGATCACGGTGCTTTGAGTGGGTTACGGCAGTGCTTCAAAAAGGTATACAGGTATACACCACTTATACAGTGAATCAAAACTCGTTAAGGGGGGTCAGAAAGTTTTTTTTTTTTTTTTTTTTTTTAAATAGAAAAAAAGTATAATTTTGGTAAATTCCATTTTGAGGGTAATAATGAAAATATACTTCATGCCAAATAAACGTGGG